GGTATCAAATGCATTGTTTAACACATTAGCACCTTTTACTTCTTTGGTGTGTTGCATACTTCTAGCTAAAGCTCTTGTATAACGAGAGCCAAGCTGTGAATATAAATTATCCTCTATAGCTTCTTCTGTTAATGCAAAAGCCAAGGCTATTGTCTCGTGTGTATAACGAGCAGTGTAACCTTCACCTGCATTGTCAAAACTTACCCCAGCACCTTCTTCTTTAGTTGGTGCGGCACCAAATCCTACAATTAATACCTCTTCTTCAAAGGCTCTATCTGAGTCCTCGATTGAGAATATTTCTTCATATTCTCCTTGGTATTCATCATATTCCATCCCAAACAAAGCATTTAGTCCGGGTTCTAGCTCTTTGGCTAGTTGCGCTCTACTTATTGCCATTGTTTAACTCCTTATGCTAAACCAGCGCCTTTAACGCCAGCAATATGATTTTGAATCACAACCAATACATTAGTATTAGAGGTACTTACATCACTGTTATCAGGGTCTTGAGAAATATCAATAGCCTTCAAAGGTAATGTTGTAGTAGTTGCACCTGTTGACAAGTCTAACTCCATACCTGAAATCCCTGTAGTAGTGCTTCCTGAGTTGGTATCAACAATGTCGAAATTACCAAACAGGTCTGCTACTGGGAAAGTATCGTCAGACTGTACTTCAAATACCACATTAGGGTCATCAATGATAAAAGCAATTATATCTGAAGCATTAGTGCTTGCAGGGTAAAAATTGCTAAATACTTGCTCTGATGTGGTTGGGTCTGTATACATGCATCCATTAAAGACACCAACTACAGGCACAGTTGAAGAAGCGGCGGCTCTTTCAACACCTCCACCAGTGACTTGTTTTACAATGTCACCTTGAAAAATGCTTGTACCATAGTTAGCGGCAATTCTGTAACGAGACTGCCCACCTGAGTAAGGTGAACCTCCCATCATTCTTACAGGTTTCAGACCAAAAGAGGCATCTTTATTTGCCATAATTATATCCTACCTTTTTTTTCCAAAATTAACTTTAGACTGTCTATCACTAGAATATTTAACATATTTATTATTGCCATCAAGCTCATTAAACATATTATTATCAAGAGCCTCATTCTGTTGAATGTTTCTGTTCTTGTAATAATCTGATCTCTCAGCAACAGTTTCTACTGGTATTTTAGCTAATATCAGTCCACCTACACTTATAACACCTGCATGTTTTCCATGTTCTATAGTAGGTAAAGGGAAATCAGGGATTTCTTCTTGTTTGACGAACTCCCAACCTTCTCTCATCCTAGCAGAAACATTGTTTCTATCTTCTACACCAACATACTCTGACCTTATCCATCTATACTGATAGCCTTCAGGTGCAGGTGGTGTTTCCAACATTCTTGCAGGTTGCCATGGTTTTCTTCTAGCACTTTTATCGTGTTGCTCTTCTTCACGAGATGAACGAGTATTTTGTTCTACTTTATCTAAATCCATTATTGTCTCCCTTCAATTTTTAACATTTCTTTGCCAATTCTTTTGAGCCAGTCCTCTTGAGACATGCCTCTTGGCTTTATATTATTTTTAACAGAGAGGTGGTCAGATGAAATCTTAATACCTGTTCTCTTGCCTTGTGCTTGTTGCCTACTTCCATTGGAAGCAGATGCTACCCTTTGCACAGATGGGTTTGCATCTTTATTAGCATCTGATTTTAAATCAGGATAAACCTTTTGCAATCTTTTGTCCATTTCTTCATAGTATTCATCTTCAGTACCATCATAACCTTCATTGGTTAAATCTTCATGAATACCCATTGCAGTATATGTTTTTACTCTGTCCTTTTGGAACCAAGAGTTTTTTTCTGCCCAAGCCACTGCTTTTGCATCAGGCTTAGGTTCATCATACACTTGTTGTGGAGCTTGAACTACATTTTGTTGAGTTTCTTGTGCAACCTTATTTTGTTCAGATTGAACTTTAGCCAGCCTTACCCTTTCCTCTTCTAATGCAACCTTGTTTAAAAGCTCTACACTTTTAACTTCAAGATCAGGGTCATTGGTTTCTTTGGCTTTTCTATAGAGTTCCTCAGCTTGTTCTTTTTGTGATTTAACTCTATTTTCATACTCACTGGTGTAACTCTCATCTAAAACAGCTTGCTTTTTTCTAAGAGCATTTAACTCATTTTGCATTTGTGCATAACGAGTTTCAGCTTGTACCGCTCTATCTTCAGCGGCTTTATATTTAGCAGTAAGCTTATTAATTCTCTTGCTTACTCCTCTTGTATATCTATCCAGTTCATCATCAGAGTCACCTGAGTTGACTTCTGTAGATTCTGCTTCATCCAATGAAACTGTTTCTTCAACAGCATCATTTTGAGCTTCTTCTAGCTGAACCTGAATTTCATCTACTTTATTTTCCATTTCTATATCCTCTTATACTGATATGATGTCATCAGGGTTTAAGATGGTTGCAATGACCTCATCATCATTGATGATTCTGACCTCACTCTCATCTCCTAATTTAAACCTAGCTCCTGCATACCTGCCAATAAGAACCCATTGTTTTTCTTGACACCAAGGCTTTTCAAACCTTTTGGGGTCTTTATAACAATCCGGTCCCATGGCAACCACATAAGCAACTACAGTTGCTAGACTCTCTCTTTCGATAGTCTCCTTTACTAATTGGATTCCACCTTCTGTCATGCCTTTACCTTTGTATGGCAGAACTAACATTCTCCATCCAGTTGGTTGAGGCATCCTCTCTAGTATGCTTTTGTCAATAAGGGTTGGGTCTAAAACCCTATCATCCTCTTTAACAAAGGCACTATCTAAATTAATACTTGATTCTTCTTTAATGGCTTTTTCTGACATTTATATGTCCTCTCCTTGTAAGTGTTCTTTTATCTTATCACGAATATAATTTAATGCAGAGAGTTCTCCCATTAAAAAGTTATATTTTTCCATGTCAGACACACCACCTGAAGTGAGAACATCAATTATTTGTTGCTCTCTATCTTCCATTGCTTTACGCAAAGATGAGATATGATCATATAAATCCATTAAATTTAGAAGATTCCTTTAAACTTGTTGCCTCTAAGTGCGGCTCCTTTACCTCTTGATTCACCTGCCTCTCTACCCGGCTTATGTGATCTATCAACCTGTATTTTTTTTGGTTGACTAAGTGGTAAGTTGCCTTGACCTTTAATATTTATTTGAGTTTTGGCTGTCACTTTTTACCTCCTGTTTTTTTAGCTTTAGCTTTTGGTTTAGCCTTAGCTTTTGCTTTTGGCTTTGCCTTAGCTTTTGCTTTTGGCTTTGCTTCTACTACAGGCTCAGGCTTTGGCTCTGAGTCCATAACATTTTCAACAACCTCAGAAGATAGTTTTTCTTTTATCTTCTTCTCTTTTATTTGTTGTTTAATTTTATCATTTATAGAACTTGTCATTATTTATTCATCCTCTGTTGTAAATCAATTAATTTTAACTCAGTTTGTTGTTGAAGTCTTTGCTTTGCAATGTCATTCTTCTCAGCTTGTACTTGAGCCTGCTGATCTGCTTTTTGTTGTGCAATTTGAATCTCTGCTGATTCTTTCATAGCATCTTGCTGTTCTTTAGCTTTAAATTGCTGGTCTTTCATGTCTATCTCTTTATTTCTTAAACCAAGCTCTTGTTGTCTTATTGCAACTAATGGGTCTTGTTGTTGAGGTGGTTGTACTGACATTAGGAAGTTATTTGATAGTTCAGCCAATATAGGAGATGCAAAAGACTCAATAATAGTTTGTATTTGCATACTTACTGCTTGTTGTTGCTCAGGTTCTAACTGTGCTGACTCAACACTTAATTGTTCTATTTGTTGAATTAACTCAGGTGGCATTTGCTCTTGTGCTAGTTGATTAGCCAAGAATTGTAAATGTTGCATTACATGAGCAATGATTAAAGATTGTAATTGTGGGTTGGTTTGCACAGCCTGTGTTAAAAATAGTGACTTGTGTGCCTCTATATGAGCTTCATGGTTTTGTTCAGGAAAAGCAGTTGCAGGTATGCCCTGTAACAATCCTGAGTTTTCTATACCTGCATCAGTTGGCATAGGTCTGTTGTCTTGAGGTGGCTGTAGCAAAGAATCAATATTATCTACACCTAATGCAGAATACATCCTTCTATATGCTTCATATATACCACTTGCACCATGTATTTCAGGATTGGATTGCACCATGGTCAATAACTCTTGAGCCATAACAACTCTTTGGCTCATAGAGAATATGTTTGGGTCAGATACAGGTATGACATCTACTGCATCACTAAAATCCTCAACTTTTATTTCTTTAGAACCACTGCCTGTTTCATATGGATATGTTGGAGGCAAGAAGTCTGCAAAAACTTTAACCAATATTTTAAACTCACTTTTTTGTGAATAATGCAATCTTTTGTGAATAGCACTCATTACCTTGGTGCCTTTCTCTAATAAAGCTATAGTTGTGCCTACAGGCATAGATGCATTGGCATCTCCAATGTTCATGTCAGCTATTGCCGCAAACCTTTGACCACTTTGAACTAATAACCCAAGCAAATTAAATAGCACATTGCTTGGTTCTTTGTAAGGCAATGGCATAAGAGCATCTCTCAAAGCACCACCCGGTGCATCAATATCTCTAAACTCACCCGGTTGTAATGGTGAAGCCTCATCCCTAATTCTTATACCTCTTGCCTTAAATCCTGCTGGTAAGTTGCTTAAGGTTCCTGCATCTATAAGCTGTCTTAAAATGGAGGTAGATGCTTTAGATAATCCACCTATCATGTGTGATAAGCCTAGACCATAGAAACCTAGACCCGGTAAAAACTTATATTGCACAAAGTAATTGATCTTGTTTCTTATTGGGTCATCAGGCAAATAGTTTCTTCTAATGGATAAAATTTTTCTTGATGACTCATCAATGGTAATGATATAAGGCAACTTGAGTCCTGTTGGCTCACCATTTTCATCCATGTCCTCAAAGCCTTCTATGTCAGCTATGGTATGTATTTCATATATTTTTCTATCACTGCTATCACCATAGTTAGGCTCTACACCTTGTATTTTGTTTATTTCATCTGTGACATCATCAGTGATATTTATTTCATCACCAACTAAGTCAACATCTCTGTAGAATCCTGATATTTGCAATTTTTTTATTTCATTGCTAGACATGTTGACCATGTGAGTAACTCTCTCTGCTGAAAGTAGGTCTGTGCTTTCATATGGCACTAATAAATCTTCAGCAGGCACAAATTTAGATACAGGTCTTTTTAGTGCCTCATCATAGTAAACTTTTTTAAATGCACTACCTGATAAAGGTAGATAAAACAATAGTTGATCTAATTCAGGGTCATACTCAGGCATCTTGTTCATGATGTAGTAATTCATAAACTCTGCCACTCTCTCTGCTTGCATTTCTACATTAGCTGTTCTTTGTCCTACTATTTGTGTCTTGACCGGTCCTTGTGCTGGCAGTAATTCCTTGTAAGCTTGTGCTTGGAACTGTGTTACTGCTTCAGCCAATATAGGATGAATTACTCCTGAACTACCTTCAAATGGCTGACTTCTTTGATCATCAAATCTCATACCAAGATATTTAAGACCATCAGTGTAAGTTTTCTCCCATTCTTTTCTTGACTCTTTATCTGACTCTATATCACTTATAAGTTTGTGTGATAATAGTCCAAGAACACTATCATCAAGAAATTCAGCTATATTGCTATCAAAAGAAATCTCTGTCTCTGTTGATTCTATTTCATCTAAGATAACTGAGTCATCTGTAATAGTAACTTCAAGTGATTCAGCTAATTGCTCATCAAAGGTTGGTTGTTCAGGTGGAATGTCAATAGATTTAGATTGATCTACTATGTCAGGATTGTTTTCAGTGCCTAATTTTC